CCAGGATCGCCAGGAGCGTCAGCGGGTGGGGGCCGCCGCCTCCTGCCGCTGCCCCTGGCATCCCCAACGGCATGATGCCGGGCGGGATGATGGGCGAGAGAGGCGGCAGTTGCGGCAGCGCGGGCGCGACCCTTGGGCGGGTCCAGAGAAGGTAGGCCACCGCGGCGGCGGCGAGGAGGAGGGCGGTCGTCATGCGACGGGCTCCGGGGCGGCGGCACGGGTCAAGACGAGGATCTGCTCGAGAGCCCCGCCGGCAGCCGAGAGAACGAGCGTGCGAACGGCCGGACGAATCACCCACCAGACAGGCTTGGCGACGAAAGGGACGCAGCTATCGGCAACCGCGTCGAACAGCGTCCCGACGCAGGCCAGCGCCCACGCCTTCTTCGCGGCCCCGTCAAGCGTGGAGATCGTGTCAAGGCCGGCCACCGCCAGGCGGATCACTTCGACGGTCAGCGATCCGAACTCCGAGACGGTGAGCCCGCCGGCGGCCTTGAGCCGCGCACCGGCGATGAGAGCGAGGACGGCGGATTGGAGTTGATCGGGTGTCATGTCAGTACCCCGCTGGGCCAGTGGTGGCAGTTCCGGCGATCACAATCGAATAGGCGACGGAGCCGGTCGGCCCGGTGGCGCGGATCGTCACCGCACGTTCGGTCGTGGTGACGCCCCAGGCGTGCGTCTGCTGGACGCCGAGCAGCTCGCCGCCCGGCCCCACCTCGCCGGCGACACGGCCCCAGCCGTTGACGCCCGAGGGGCCGACGACGATCCGCGGGCCGGTGACTGTTTCGTTGTTGGCGATTCGCACGAGGCGAACCTGCCGCATGGTCTGGATGCCGGTCGCCCCCTGGATGGTGTCGGCGAGCGAGAGCAGATCGAGCGTCTCGGACGCCCCGACCGCCAACGAGCGATTCGACACCCACAGTTGGTCGGCGATCGGCCCGGACACGCTGTTGAGCGGCATTGCCGAGGACACGGAGACGGCCCGCGTCGAGCTGCCGACGGTGCCCGTCTGCGTCTGGGTCAGGCTCGTCGTGGTGGACACGATCCCGTCAAGAGAGTCAGGAGGCATCGATGTTCTCCGTGCGTCCTCGTGCTATCGCCCGCCGGACTTCGGCCACCGTCCAGCCGAGCCGGTAGGCGATCACCTCGATCTCGCGGTCCGTCCGTTCCGGTCGGGAAGTAATCCGGCCTGACTTCTCGCCGGCTGTCAGCAGTCGCTCGAGCGACACGAAGTCCCCGGCGGATGCCACCGCTTCCCGGCCGTTGGGGCCGGTTCGCCAGTGAGTCGGCCGTACGATCATGCGTCACCTCCCACCACGCTACGGCTCACGTCGTGCCGTCCGCAGGGGGTGCGGACGCATTGCACTCGGCGAGACAGGCCGCGTAGCCGGCGAGGTCAACGGCGTTGTCGGGGTGGGGCCGCGGCCCGAGGTCGCGGGCGAGCTTGTCGAGGAGCATGATCCGAGCCCAATCTGACGTAGTCAGCGGCCGACGCAGCACCGACGCAAACAGGCTGTTGACCATGCCCACCGTCCTTTGGAAATGCTCCTGCGGCGGGCCGTACACCCGGTGCCGATCGAGCACCGCGGCACGTGCGGTGTCGAGGAGTTGCACGGCCACCGGCGGGCCTTCCGCCTCCTCAATCAACGTCGCCTCCGGCTCGAGCTCGTCGCCGGGGTAGTGCTTCAACTCCCGCTCGCCGCGCAGGATGTGATCTACCGGGTATTCCTCTGCCATTCGTCGCGTCTCCTGAATGTGCCGCACCAGCCGCCGGGCATCGCCGGCGAGAGAGCCGAGTGTGCCCGTCCAACAGTTGGCCGCGCCGGCCCTCTGGATGTGTTGATCGATCGTAACGAGGTCGGCGTCTGTCACGATTGCCGCACCTTGCCCGCCTGGATGCGGAAGTTTTCAACATCGAACGAGCGGTCGGCGTGGACCGCCACCACCGCTGCGCCGTGATTCCACTTGTTGAGCCTCGCGTAGGCCGGCCGCATGTCACACAAGCAGCCGGTCGAGAAACACACCGTCTCGCTGCCCATCATGTCGGGCTCGGAGTGTGTCGAGGTGCGGTGCCCGTGGCCCTCGAGCACGGTGTGATGAAGACGCATGAACGCCCCGCGGGCTTGATTCACCGGCGAGCTGATCCCGTTGCCTTTTTCGTGGCCGTGCAGCACCGGCAACGCACCGCAGAGGATGATTCGCTTGTCTTGTACTAATTCAATACCCAAATTGTGGAATCCGTACCAATTGTCTATGCCCATGATTGGGTCGTCGGAAATCTCCGGGGCGTGCTGCCAAAGCCACGCGGCCCACCTCTCTTCATGGTTGCCGAGTTTGGCGACGAACCGAATGCCGGGGAACTCCTGCCGCAGCCACTTCAACAGATCGCGGCCCGCCGCCAGCTCGTTGCGGAAGTTGCGCAGCTTGGGATTCTTCTCGTGCCGTGAGATCGAGTAGAAGTCGGCCCAGTCGCCATTGAGCAGCAGGCAATCGATCTTCTCGCCCTGGAGGTGATCGACCGCGGCCCGCAGCGCCGTCTCGTCGTGGTACGGGACGTGAATGTCGGAGAGGATGCCGACCTTGCCGGTAATCCCGAGGTCAAACGGAAGCCACGGCTCGGCCTGCGAGGGCGGCATGGCCATCTTCGTGCCGGCGGCCCGCGGCTCGCGGTGCAGTTGCTTGCTGGGGGCTTCCTTCCGCCTGGCGGACCCGCACAATCCGAGAGCGAGTCGCACCCGAGTGCGGGCCTGCTCGAGCGTCAGTGCCCCGTTCGTCTCTTCGACCACCCGCCGGGCGAGCGTCCGCGCCGGGGCGTCCGGGTGTGCCTCGACGATCCGGCGGACAATCGGCGTGATCCCGTCACCGTCATAGGTGCGGCGTCTAGCCATCCTCGTCCTCCTCGCGGGTCACCCCGAACGCCTCAAGAACGGCCGACGCCTCTTCCGCGAACTCCGTCACCTCGCCCTCGTCGAGACACCACCACCGAGCGTGGATCAACTCATGCAAAAGCACTTCGACGAAGTCCACGCCGACGAGCTTCTCGCTGACGCGGATGGTCCCCGTCTCGTCGTTGCAGTCGCCGAGCCGGTCGGCCGGCACCTTGCAGACGCGGATCTTCCACTTCTTGGAGCCGATGTGGACCGTGCAGGTTCGCTTCGCCATGCTCGCCTCCGCGGTCAATCGTGACGGTGGGGACGGTCACCCCGGCGGGGGTGTGGCGGCGGCGGCTTCCGCCCTGGCGGCCTCAATCGCCCGTTGGACGACGACAAGAATGGCGGCCGACGGCACGGCACCGAGGAACACCGACTTCTTCGCGGCCTGCTCGACGAGGTGGGCGACGATCTTGCCGATCCGGGCTTCGCATTTATCCGGGCCGTCCCGGTCCATTTCTGCCGCGTACTCCGTGCATCCGCATTTCCCGTCGTCGCGGACAAACCATGCCAGCGACCGGCGAAGTTGGCAGCCGGGGCCGCAGGTCGTCGGCAGCGGCTTGCGGCATTGGCGAATCGCGCCGCGGTACTTGCTGACGAAGCCGCAGCGCGGGCAGGTGGCGTCGGGGGCGGAGAGGTCGCAGTAGCTGTTCATGTAGATACCGACCAACTAAACGAGCCTGTAAAAAACTGCGAAAAAGAACTGAAGATCCATGTACCAGTTCCGGTCGCAAGCGTTCCAGTTCCGCATGGAAACTCCAAGGTGGCATCAACAGCAGTGAACTGAAAAGCCCCGGAAGAGGACTGTGTGGTCATTCCCGTCAGAAGCGCAATTAGGCCCCCGGAAGCCCCCCATACCCACCATGGATTGATACTTACGTTAGACACTAGGCCATAAGGGGATCCGTATGGCTGGATAATCAAGTCGTAGGAATTGCAGGTGTTTGGCAGTCTTGACAACACGAAAGTGCCGTTAGGCACTCCGTACGGAAACTCAGAAGAGTCAATACCGCTAATTGTAAGGTAAAGAGTGTCGGGCGACGGTACGCCATCGCACGCCGTCGCGCACGGCGTCCCCTCCTCATAGCACTCCCGCACGATCCCATACAGGACGTGCTGCCGCTTCTGCGTGGCCCAACGGATTCTCGCCGTGACGCTGAAAGTTGTTTCGACGTTCTGGCACTGCAAAGCAAACGACACCGTCCCGTCGTTGGTCCTTGGATCAGCCGCCAACACACCGCCCGAGACAAGCGGCACCGACGCAAGCGTTACTGTACCGCTGGCCGGTGTGATAACGGTCCCATCGGGAAACACAATTGCTCCCGCGGAAACGCTCAGCTCGATGACGTTTTCCGTGAGAGCCGTCGATGCCGGCGGGATCGTCGCCGTTCCAAGCGTGTAGCTGCTGCGCCAGAAAGAAAACCGATACGTGCAAGGGAACCGCGTCCCACCGCCGTAGCTGCCGCCATCGTTGAAACCGCCGCTGACCTGCTGAAACCACGGGCCGGTTCCGTCCATGCCGTTGTAAGGGTCGGAGGTGTCGTTGTCGCCCGATGCGGAAAGGTAGCCGTCGGACGGATTGCCCACCTCAACGCCTTCAAAAAAGCGGGTGTAGACCACCTCAAACGCGTCGCCGGTATGTGGCTCAGTGCATTCGCGGGTACATGTGTTGCACGACACGCACCCGCACGACTGGCACGGCGATGACCCTCCGAGCAGCATCACGTACACTCCGCCCATTCAAGGTGCCACGTCCCGTCGATGCTCTCGCATCCGACCCAGAATCCGCCGGTCGGCCCCGTCACTGTCTGCGCCCGGTTGATCGCGGTGAACTTGGCCGGCCCGCTGGCCCCGGTAACAGCCTGCGAGCCGTCGCCCTTCCAGTGCGTGACGCTCGCCGTTGCACCCTTCGACCACGTGCCCGTGACCTTCCCGAGCCGGATCGACGCCCCGCCCGCCGCCCCGAACCGCACGAGTGCCCACTTCCCCGCCCCGGTGCCGGACTCTTTCCAGAGGATCGTCGCTTCCCCGCTCGACGCCGAAGAGAGCTGCGTGAGGTCGCCGTCCTTCGCCGTGGCGAACGTGTCGGACTCCGAGACGACGTTGATCTTGGCTTGCACGACCCCCGCGACCGCGACCCGCCCGATCTTCCCGGCAGCGATCGGCTCGACCGCGACCACGAACGACGAACCGCCAGTCGGCAAGCCGCCGGACAGCACCGGCTGATCCTGAAACTGCTGCGTGGCGTTGCCGGTCGCACCGGACGGCGTGAAGACCACGCCGGCGACGGAGAGGACGCCCCAGCGGTTGACGGTGCCGGTGGTTGAGTTCTGTGCCAGGATGCCCGTATAAGCCGGCGGGCCGGCGGACGGGCCATCTGCCACCCCGTCAGCGCCCTGGCCTAGCACCTTGTCTGCGGCGTCCTGCGCACGGTTCCACGCACGAGCGCTGATTTGCCCGCGGATGGGTCCCTTCTCGATGCGTCCTGGCCTGCCCTTTTCGCTCATGCCACGCCGATCTTGAGCTGGGAGAAGTCGCCGTCCTGGTAGACGCGGTTGACGTAGACCGCGATCGGCTGCCGCGTGATCTGGCTCTTCGCCGTGTCGGCCACGACGGCGTACTTCACCCAAAGGTATTCGTGCCCGCCCTTGGCAATGTTGTTGATGTCGCCGACCTTCATCGGCAGCAGCGTCTTACCGTCGCCGGCACTCGGCGAAGCCACGAACTTGAACGTGATCACCGCCGGCCCGTTGCCACGCTGCTCGTCCCATTCGTGCGAGCCGCTGGCCCCAACGAACAGCACCTCGCCGGCCTTGAACCCGCGGAAGGCTTCCTTGTTGACCGTGCCCGTCAGTTCTCCGAGCTTGCGGATGTAGGCGTCGGTGAGGACCGAAAGCGGCACGTCGTACGACTCTTGGAACTGGAACGACGGGACGACGATGTCCACGCCGTTCACACCGTTGTCATCGACGTTGATCGCACCCTTCATCGTCGCGCCGTCGTCGAGCCCGGAAGGACCGTAGACCCGCTCGCCGGGATCGGTCACCGCCCCGAAGGAGTCTTTGACTTGCAGAGCGTTGGTGATGTGCTGCGTACCGCCCGACGTGTCGAACGACCGAGCCCGCTTGAGCGGTGCCGTCTGCGTGGCGTCGTCGGCCCCGATCTTCTCGTAGTTGATCGTGACCTTCCACGAGTCGTCGCCCTGGTACTCGACGCTGTAGGACTCGGCCCGCAGCTTGACCGTCGGCTGACCGGGGTACTGCCAGTACGGATAGCTCGTCGAAATGGCGACGTTGGCAGCGGCGTGGAGCACGTCTTCGCTGGTG